TCAATCCTCTGCGCTGTGCTTTGTAAAGAGAGTAGAGCCTGGTGTTCTTTCCGTCTGGCATGAACTTGAGTGTCGGCCATGATCCCCACTTGTTGATGAAGCTTTCCAACATGACTCGTTTGAATTCCCAGTCAAGTTGCGCGGCGTTCTCGTAAAGTGTTTCATCAGCGGATCGTGCCTCGTGTGCAGCGGAGAGTCCTCCTGCTCTCGCATCAATCAGCGGATGGCCAGAGATTTTGAGAAGACCGAACAGCTCCACTACGGTTTGTATGTCTTTGCATCGGCGAAGCGTGGCGTCAAATCGAACAGTCAAGAAGTCTTCTGTACAGCCAAGTTTGGTCTCTTTCTCCATCACTTTGGCTACCATGCGCGGGTAAGGGCCATCCTCTCCAAAGATTGTATCACTCATGGCGGAGAGATAGGCTTTTGACAGTGCCTCTGTCTGCTTGAGAAGTTCAAAGCCAGGGTTTCCATATCGAATCAGACAGCTCTCGTGCCAGTCGCAAAGTTCGCAGATCGCCGTTTCAAGTTCTCTGTTTCCAGGTTGAAGAGTCGTGCATGCCACGAAGGTTTGAAATCGTGAGAACATAACATCCTTCAACATCAATACCTGGTCATACAGCAGCATAATAGTTCCAATGAGATCATTTGATAAGAACCACATGTCTTTCGTGGCGACGACGCTTGTATGATCGCCAAGACTGATTCGGCAGGCGTTCGGACCCGATTGCGCCGAAATTCTTGAAAATTCTTCCACCAAGCTGTCAAAGTAGCTCCATCTGTGCAGCCAGTATAGAGCATTCGGGGACAAATCTTTTGTTATTTTGGGCAGCGGGTATCCTGACTTGGATTCAATTGACTCAGACACATGCGCGTAGATAGATGAAGCACAGGTGATGCTGTCGATGTGTTCGTCTGTGATCGTTGATTGCCACTCCAGATGGTATAACTCCGGGTACTCATCCGGGTCAATCATCCGGTAACCCGCCGCGTCAGGTAGCTTTTCGAGCACATCCCGAACCGTTCGATCGAACTGGTCAACAGCCTTTGACATAGGTGAGGTGATCATGAGTTTTGCGATCCACTTTGCACGAACTGTGATCATAATCGGCGAATCCAGGTACGTGTCTGGAAAGTATCTCCGCGGGGGACGCGAACGGATATCATCGACATCGTCATCATCGCGTTTAACGGGCCGCGGGTGATATGAGTTCGGATCCATCGAGAATTGTGACATGATGACAAGAACATATATCTTTTTTGTCTCAGACAATTGATCTACTAGGCATGGGCTAACGGC